TGACAAGGCGCTTGGATCCTCAAGATCGAGTTGATGAACTCGGTGATGCATCGGTTCCATTTAACTTTGACGTACATGCCATGATTTTTTCTGATGATGCTCCTGCATTGGAGACAGCTTTGCATAAAGCTTTTGAAGACAGAAAACTTAATATGGTTAATACACGTAGAGAATTTTTCCATGTAACACTTAACGAAATAAAGGATGTTGTAAAGAAAAATTTTGATAAGACAGTTGAGTTTATTGATGTTCCAGATGCGGAACAATACAGGATAAGCTTGAAAATGCAGCAAGAAATGAATTAGATATTTCAAGCCTATCATCACCCACGAAAGGATGTGATCACATGCCATTATTAAAAGATGACCATTATACCATTGAAGATATCTACGCTCTTCCGGAAGGAAAAAGAGCCGAACTCATTGACGGACAGATCTACGACATGGCACCGCCAAGTCCATTACATCAAGAACTTGTAATGGAACTTTCCGCAACACTCAGAGATTATGTTAAAAAGAAAGGTGGGCCATGCAAGGTCTACCCTGCTCCATTTGCAGTATTTCTAAATGAAGATGATACAACTTATGTAGAGCCAGACATCAGTGTCGTCTGCGACAAAAGCAAGATCTCACACCGTGGATGCGAGGGGGCACCGGACTTCGTGATTGAAATCGTATCTCCAAGCAGCCGGAAAATGGATTATTCGCTAAAGAACACCCTTTATACCAATTCAGATGTTCGAGAATACTGGATCGTGGATCCGGCAATAAAGCGGACTACCGTTTATCGGTATGATGATGATGTTGCACCGATCATTATTCCGTTTGATGATTATGTGAAGGTTGGAATATATGGCGATCTTAAAATCTGCATTGCAGATCTGTTGAAATAAAAAACCGCCCCTGCTACCAACAGGAACGGCCTAATGAATACTATACAGTGCCAAGGCACGATATAACATTCCGTGAACAAGAGTATTATATCACATTTCCCTGGCACCTGCATAGGTGTTATTTTTATACCCATTTTTGTGCGACATCGCACATATAATTACAGGAAGGTGATACAATGAGCGTAAAATATGCATACGGCTATATCCGGGTATCCACACACGATCAGGAAGAAATCTCTCCGGACTCCCAGGAGCATCTCCTCCGGGACTATGCAGCCAAGAACAATATTGTAATCCTGAAGATCTTCACGGACCTAGGTATCTCCGGAAGAAAAGCCAACAAGCGTCCCGGCTTTCAGGAGATGATCGGACTTGCCAAAGGTGATGATCATCCGGTTGATCAGATCCTGGTATGGAAGTTTTCCAGGTTCGCCCGGAATCAGGAAGAATCTATCGTTTATAAATCTCTATTAAAAAAACAGCACAATGTAGATGTCGTGAGTGTATCTGAACCACTCTCCGATGATCCCTTTGGCAGCCTGATCGAGCGTATCATCGAATGGATGGACGAATACTACTCTATCCGGTTATCCGGCGAAGTGCATCGTGGAATGAAAGAAAATGCACTCCGCGGCGCATACCAGGCACGTCCGCCGCTTGGCTACAAGGTTGTGGAGCATGGCAAGCCGCCGGTGATTGTTCCGGAAGAAGCAAAGATTGTTCGGACTATATTCGAAAAATACACAAATGAAGGCATGAGCTTCTTTGATATCGCCAGATACCTAAATTCTTTAGGACTCAAGACTTCGCACGGAAAGCCATTTGAGCGAAGATCTGTCGAATACATCATCCAGAATCCTTCCTATTGTGGCATGATCCGGTGGAACCGGACAGAGAACAGCACCAATCGTATCAAAGATAAGGACGAATGGATTGTTACAGAAGGGCAACAACCGGCTATTATATCAAAGGAATTGTTTGAATCGGCACAGGAACGATTTAAAGCCACCTACAAGCCGGTCGGCAAGCGCCCCTCTTCCACTTATAAGCATTGGATTTCCGGACTGCTGAAATGTCCGGATTGTGGACGCACCTTAACCTCAACCACTATGAAACGAGTCAATGGGGAAAAATATTCTTACTTCTCCTGCTATGGATACAGCAAAGGAAAATGCAAAAAGCCGAACGGCATAAGTTCACTGGTCCTCGAGAAGGAAGTTCTGGCCAGTATCAAAGAAATATTGGATACCAAAGATATTGTCTATGAATTGCGTGAATATCAACCCACAGAGCAGTTTGATGAGCGCAAGGCTATAACGGAACAATTGGAAAGTTTAACCGGCAAAGAGGAACGAATAAAAGCCTCCTACCGGGAAGGGATTGATACACTGGAAGAATATAAAGCGAATAAAGCTATCATTCAGAAAGAACGGGAATCCTTAGAGCAACAATTAAAGGAATTGAAAAAGGCAGCGCATAAATCTGATCAGGATCCAGCGGATGCCATGCTGCAAAAGGTTCGCAGCGTGTATGATATTCTCATCTCCAACAATTATACATACGTGCAAAAGAACGAAGCTCTGAAACAGATTATCGACAAGATTATCTACGATCGTAAGAATGATTCTCTTAAAATCTACTTTTTCTTATACAGGTAAAATGCCCGCAAGCCCAGTAAAATCAAGAACTTGCGTGTACTTTATAGGTTATAACAATTTGGTTGACACAATGGGGATCCAAATCATTAGGCGATCAGGGCTACTCCCCTATCGAAATCCTACGCTATTATTATGGTGATGATATGTACATCAACACCGCCGAAGCCATCTCCGGCATTCCGTCCTCCTGGCCTGGTTATACTCTGAAGATTGGCTCATCCGGCAACAAAGTCCGGCAGATGCAGGAGCAGTTAAATGTGATTGCAGGTGCTTATCCGGCTATTCCAAAGATCACTGCTGACGGTATCTATGGACCGGCAACTGCCGAAGCTGTCCGGGTATTTCAAAAAGTCTTTGGACTGCCTCAGACCGGAGAAGTGGATTATACGACCTGGTATAAGATATCGGAGATATATGTTGGAGTGTCACGGATCGCGGAATTAAACTGAAAAATAGCTTTATATGTTATTGTAATTTGGCTGATCAAATTGGATTCTAAAAATCGGAAAGAAATCAAAATTGATATCTTTCCGATTTTCACCAACATCAGCGTAAGTACTTTTATTTTAATTTATAATCCAGATAATGTTCGCATTACCAAATCTACATCCTTATTCTCCAACTCCTGAATAATATGTAAATATGTTTTCTGCGTGGTTGTCATACTTGCATGCCCTAATCTTCGTGCCACACTGGCAATAGATACTCCTGCAAATAATAGCAGCGAGGCATGCGTATGTCTAAGTCCATGAATGGAAATTTCTGATATTCCACATGCTTTACAATGTCTGGTAAGCACGTCATTCACTGTTGAATTATATATTTTGGTTTCACCTACAAAAATAGGTTCATTCTCCGGTAATCCTTTTGTTACTTCCGAAAACTTCACTACGATCTGCCAATCAATCTGAATTTTCCTTACGGATGATTTATTCTTCGTAGGTAAGAATCCACCATTTCCTTTATAATCCCACGTTTTGCTAATGGATAACGTCTGTCTGGCAAAGTCAAAATCTCCCGGCGTAATTGCCAGTGCTTCCGAAAAGCGCATTCCCGTCTTTGCAACCAGTAAAATAAACCAGTCCCAATTTATCTCATCTTTAATATCCAAGTGTGCAATTAAAGTATGCAGTTCAAACTGATTCAGGTATTTAATCTTTTTCACCCTTGGAGACTTGCCTTTAATAATAGCCTTTCTGGTCGGATCTCTTTCTATCAGCCCATCATCAACCGCATCTAAAATTGCGCCTTTTAATTGATGGTGGAAATCCAAAGTAGTTTGTCTTTCATGCTCTTTCGCATAATCATTCAGCAACTTCTGATATGTCGTTCTGGTAAGCTCACATACTTTTAACTCAGGGACAAGCTTCTTAACCCATTTCTGAGTCATCAAATACTTCGCCATTGTAGCGTCTCTGATGGCACCTCTTTTATATACTTCGATCCACTGCTGATAATAATCATAAAATAATTGTGTTTTGTTTACATCATTCTGCATAAGTTAATCTCCTTTTCTTTACATTTACTTACGCTGATATAAACACTTAACAATGATTATATATCTTATGCAATATCAATCAGTGGTTTAATCTCTTCGTCTAATACTTTCTTTAATTCTTTCATGCATTGTGCATAATATTTAAATTTCGGAACAGCTTTTTCCTGCACCTCTTTGTACATCGTATAATCTATCGTTGATTTGATCACACTTTCGTTTGGTATTTCTCCGTTTCTATAGTGTAATGCGGCATACATAACGTCTTCTTTTGATGCATACCAGGTACGACAAAAGTCAGAAACCACTTTATCAATACAGTCGTGTTTCATATTTTCAACAATATTCAAAATGGATTGCCCTCTGTATTTTCTTTCATCTAATTCGATTTCATATACCAGATTAGACATAATATCTGCTACTTTTGCATTATCTTTTCTCATCTCTTCGATGTATTGTTTCACTTCTTCAATCTGTTTCTGGCGTTCTTCTGAAGAAATCTCTTCTTCATCTTCGTTCGGTGTAACAATATTCTGAATCAGTTTAATAATATACTCATAATCAATCTTCGTATTGCTGTATGCCATCAATTCATAATCAGGATCTACTTCTATCTCCTCAGGTCCTACTGGCGGCTCACCTTTTTCTTCTCCATCCGCAAGTTTAATCTCTTCCATTACGTTCTGATAACGGCCGACATATTTTTCATATTCTTCTTCTGTAATCCTATATTCTTCCAACAT